TTATCAAGTTTTATTTGAGACTGACTTCCAGCTACTGATATAGTTCTAGTAGTTAAAGTTTTATTTTTTATAGTTGCCGCACCCTTTTTAACGTAAGCTAACACTTCTACTGTCATGGCACTAGAAGGTAATCCAGAAATACTTGCAGATGTAGAGCCAGCGCCAGTTATCGTTAATCCACTCGTTATTATATCACTGTCTACTGAAGATACTATCCAATCACCTGTGTTATTGTACGTTTCATTAGACGCTCCACTTAAAGTAGGAAGTGACGCAGTACCACCAGACGCTGTTACTTGAAATCTTCTTTGAACTGTCATAGATATGCTTGATATGGCAGCTGGTCTTTGCTTTGATAGTGCAAACACTGAGGTATTTTTATCAGTTTCTTTTAATATAGTTTTTGCTGGAGTGCCTTCTCTTTCAGGCTTAAAATAATTTGTTGCACTAGTTCCAATACTTTGAACGTCTCTAAATGCTTGGCCACTGTTCATCTTTACGTCAAACATATGAAAACGATATTTAGAACCATCTTCAGTTACAGCTTTAACTCTTGCAGTTCCTATCGTATTACCACTTGCAAAAACCGCGCTATCTTTTAAACTTAATTTTTCTAGTGTAGTTATGTTTGGAGTGTTACCACTGCTGTCTAAAGCAGGATTAACTATAACATAATTTCCATAATCGACACCTACAACGTCGTTATCAATTAATTTAGTGTTAATTGGTTTTCTTAGTCTTATGGTAGTTGGAAAATTTCTTGCAGCTCTAAATCCATCTACCACAGCTACTCCATCACTTACTTTCAGTAAGATATGAGTATTTTCAGAGTCTAGTTCGAAGTTTGCGGTGTAAGGCTTTACTATGTAGTCTCCAGAATTTTCAGCTATTCTCTTTGCTATAATTTCGTTTGGTATGTTAAAAGCGTCAATGGTATCATTAGCAGAAAATATTACACCTTCAACTATTTTAGCCACTGGAACAAAGTTATCACTAGCAACTGTCTCGCTTTCTAAAGCTAAAGTTAATTTAATTCTGTATCTATCGGCTCCGGGAGCAGAGGTGTTTGGAACTGCACCTTGATTATCGAACAATCCTGTATCATCTGTGACTGTGACTATGTCTTCTACAGCTTTATATCCAAGAACGTCATCTAACTGATCTGTGTATTTTGATATAACTTTTGATTGATCTTGAGTAAATACAAAATTACCTCTAGCATAATAAACACCTGACTTTAAAGTTCCAAGTATACCTACGCCAACTGCTGGATTTACTCCAATTGTATTAGTAGCTTGTATATTTAAAGTTTGACCAGTTGCAGTCCCTGTGCCAGTTAAAGTTCCGCCTGCGGTTACTCTTACGGTGTTTGCTCCTCCAGAAGTTCCTGTATTAACGTACTGCACGTAAACAGTTCCTGGGTCAGATAGACCACCGTTAAAAGGAGAAATTTTAGTGGCATCAGCTGCTACATATTCTAAAACTTTGACTTGTAAGTTTGTACCAGTTTCATTAAAAACTGCCCCGACCCAAGTTGCGTTGTCGGTCACGTCTGTTGATGGATCTAGTTTTATGAACTCGTACTTTGCTTGAAGATTAGCTCCCCCGGGTTTTACAACTGCTCCTTCTTTAAATATGTTATCGCCAAATCTTTGAATTTGGCTTTGAAGAATGGTTTGTATTTGAGTTAGTTCTCTCGCTTGTAAAGCTACTCCAGTATTAAATAGTATCTTATGATAGTTATCACTATCTCTAAAATCGTCTTTATACGTTGAGGAAAAAGTATTACTAGTTAATGTAGTCGCCATGTTTATACCTTATAATGTTATTACAACTTTAAGATCTTCTGTCTGATTGCTATTTCTTTGCACCGGTGCTCTATTTTCTATATATAGGATCTCTCCGCTAAATTTATCGATGTCTCCGTTTCTTAAAAAACCATTGGCAGAGTCTAAAGTAGCAGAAGTACCTCCACCTGAAACTAATTCTCCAGCCGCAAATGGTTTGAATCCAGTTGAATCGTTTTGATGAAACCAAACTCTCGAACTATCAGTAGTATCAACTACTGCTTGCGCTCCGCTTGCACCAGTGATTACAGCATCTTTTGGAAATGTTGGGTTACTCGTAAAATTTAAATACTGTAATATTTTTCCGCTTGTTCCAGTATAAGAGTTGATTCCACCAGAATCCTTTAAATCTCTCATTATAGCAACCTGTCTAAAATCTTGATCTATAATGAACGATGAACCTCCTGTCGTGTCACCACTTACAGCTTGAGTAGTGCTTTCAGTACCATTTGGTTTAGTGTTAAACATAAGTGAAGTTGCCTTGAGTTCGTTTCTAGGATCTGCTCCTAATCCACTGTCTGGTCCAATTACGGCTCGAGCAGTTGCGATGTTAGTACCACTGGCTGGATTAGCAACTGTTACACCAGCAAAGTTATAGCCATGGCCAAATTTTAAACAACTATCAGTTGAAGAATCTAGTTCTATTTTTATTACGCTACCAGCACTTACTGTTCCTGTGGCTGTAGCTCCTGTTCCATTACCAGTTATAGTCACCGCGACAGTGCTTCCAGTATATCCACTTCCGTTATTAATCATCTCTATTCCTAGAACTTGACCGGGTGATGCTGCTTTTTGAACTGCATCTTGCACTTGCTCAGAAGTTGTTAGTGCTCTTCCAAGTTCTGAAGAGTCTAGAATTTTTTCCACTGGTACAAAATTAGATGATAAAAATTTACTAGATCTTATCGCACTTAAAGAATATAAGAACTTCCACACGTATCCATCTGCAGTTTTAAATGGTTTTGTGGACGTTCCAGTTGGTTTTACTGTTGAAGTGTTTGGATTTCCATTGTTGTCTTTACTTTGTCTTAAACAAATATAAACTTGATTATCTTCTGTTAGTACATAGTAACTAGTATTAGGTATCTCTGTAAAGTCGTCGTCGTACGCATTGTAAATACCCGGTGTCCAATTGTAGCGTGGGATAGTAAAAGTAACGTCATTAGTCTTTTTAAGAGACTGTAGACCAGATCTAACTTGTCTTATAGTCCTTGGAGAATCTTTAGGTGTAGGCACAGTTTCAGCTGAATCCCACTGCTCTGATTTACCTATTCCAATATAAAACTGATCACTGTCGTTTGACACGTCTGTAAATATTTTTTGTATTAATTTTTTCTTAAATACGTCTGTGATAATTGCTGGCATTTTCTATTCCTATGATATTGTTATTCCGCCGGCGGATGAATCTCTCATTCCAAACCCTAATAAAAACCAATTTGTTCCGTCCCATATACACTCAGCTGATCTGTTTTGTACTAGTGCAAATGATGTTCCATTAGCAAACGGTGACGGAGTAACTGTCATAGTACCGGCACCTTTATTACTAAAAATTTTATGTTCACCAACAGTTGATCCACTTGCTAAACTTACGGCTAAAGCAGATCCTTTATTGCCTATAATAAAAGTATGATTAGGACTAGCTGCTCCATTTGCAGTAATTGTTGATGAAGAGTAAGCTGCTTTTGCTATTTCTACAGACCCTACGCCTTTTCCAGCTAACATCAAGTTTACATTGCTAGAATCGCCTGTAGCTGATATTTTTGGATCTGTATTAAATATTCCATTTGCGATGGTTATATCATTTACAGCACCTGCTGTTTGAGTAAATTTAATCAACTCGTTATTATTAGAATCATTTAAAGAAGCTCCAAGCTTAAGCTTAGGATTATTTATAAGAGGAGCTGTCAAAGTTTTATTTGTAAGAGTTTCTGCTCCAGCAAGTGTAGTAAAATCGTTGTCTGATAAAGCCGTGTTAAATAGAGCAGTTGTTCCGGTTAACGTATTTTTAGCTAAATTTATAGTCTTATTAGTTAAGGTTTGAGCGGCAGTTGTCAGTATTACGTTACCACTAGAATCTGGTAAGTTTATAACGTTGTCTTTTGTAGGGTCTACAGCAAATAACCTTGTTTCATTCGCGTCTGCAGTTAATCCTTCAAATACTATTGCGCTATCTTGAAATTTTACTCTTGAAGCTAAAGTACTACTATCGCCTTCTGCTCCTAAAAAGTTATATAGTTCTATAAAATTATCATTAATCTTTCCGCCAGCAGTGCGTAAAGTATCGCCTGTACCGTCGTTTGCCGCTGAGCCTGTATTAATATTTTGTCTTGTCATTTTTTATCCTAAATAATAGTTCTATTTATACTAGAAAGTTGAATCAATTAAATAATTTCCGAATATTTCATTATCCATAGTCTCTGTTGCTAATGAGAAGTCTGGAGTTGCGTTTGCTGCGCTGTCTCTGATGTTACTATCATCAAAAGTAAACGAATTTGGAGTGATAAGTTGTGAAGTGCTTGAGTAAAACTTATCTATTTGCGCTGGAGTAAGATTTTGATATACACTAACTAACTGATCCAATCCTACTCTAAAATCATTTGTTGCATCACCACCTGAATCTATTAATGCAGTTAACTGTACAAATGGAGCTGCTGGCGGAATGGAAGCTTGACTTATAAACGTAATCGCACCAGAATCTTCATCATTAAGAAAACCTTGAGCCGTTATATTACTAGTTGCTTGAGTGTCTGAGGTTATTTCTCCTGCAAAGAAGAAGCCGGCCGGATGAATAAACTTTTTATATAATGCTTCCCAAGTATTACTTGACAAAGCTGTTTTTATCAGTATAGAAAAAACTTGAAATAACTTGCCGTTCTGGATAACTTTTAAAGATTCAGGTCCTATTAGTGAAGCCGGCACGTTCGAATCACCAGCACCTACAATAAACAAGTCATCTTTTGGATATTCTACTACTATCTTATCTTGAAAAAATAATCTAAAAAATTCTTCTATCGAAAATCTTGTACCTTTATTTCTTTGTAACTCTGCAAGTCTTCTTACTGCATATCTAGCATCTGTAAAGTTATCACCATTAGGTAATCCAGCAGCGATCTCAGATATTAAGTTATTTAGTTGTGGTGTAGAACCAGCATCTCTTAGTTGAAATAACTGCTTTATATCATTTCCAAAAGAAGTAGTTCCGTCAGAATCTAATTGTTTATAATAAGTTTCTAAAAAATCTACAAACTTAGTAAAATCACTAGTGATATGCTCAGGTAAAGCTTCACTTACTTTTCTATTTAAAAAGTTTCTATTTCGACGATTATAATGATAATTAATTGTCATCTTACAATGTTACTAACGTGTTTTGGTTATCTATTACTGCAGTGGAAAGTGAACTAACGGTGTCAATGTCAAGTATATAATTACGTAAAGGTCTTATAGTACCTTGATTTGCTGGTAAAGCATTTATTTTTAAGAAACTTCCTTGAATAGCAGTTGGAGCAAATCCAGTGAGCGTGACTACACCTTCAGTTTGCGAATACGATCCAATGTTATCTACCTGAACAACTCCATCTTGGTCAACTACTTCTAGTTTATTACTATTTAAAGCATTTCTTATGGAACACGTTTTGCTGTTAAGAGTAAAAAAAGAAGTTGTTATGATTCTATCAACATCATCCGGTTCTGCAATTATAGCAGGAAAAGATACTGAGTACGTAACAGACTGATTTATGTCGATAGCTTGTTCTCTTTGCATTTTAACAGTCATGCGAGAGTTAAGAATAGCAACATCTAATGCATCGATAGCTGTTAATAAATTAGATCTTCTAAAAACTTTATTGAACTTTTTTAAGTTAGTTGTAAAGAAAGAATTTATAGTACTTTGAACTAAATTTTCGACTGATTGAGAAGTTGAAGATGTTAAGTCTGGATCTAAATTAAAAAACGTGGTTAGTATGAGCTTAGTTGTTATGGCATCAGCAAATACTAGATCTATAGACATGATGGCTAAATTTTCTGATAAATTATTTTTTATTTGGTTCTTAATATCTTCTTGAGTTGCGGCATCTATGTTGCTCTTAAACTTAAGACCGGCGTAAACTCTACCATATACTTGCGGCACGTTGTCGTGCCCTCCCCAAGCAATAACGTCATCCAAATACGTACCGTAGTTAGCTAGTATTTGAGCTCTGTAATCTTCTGCGGTTACTAATCTTTTTTGAGAGCTAAAAGCTATTGGAGCGTTTCTTCTTATTGATTCTATAGACTCTTTAAAGGCACCACCAGCAGAAGTAGAGCTTGTCGTAGCCGTTAACGGATAATTTACACCGCCTACACTTAAAGCCACACTAGTAGTAAAAGTTGTAGCTCCATTTGCCACAGTTCCTTGTGTAGACAAATAATCAACTACTATTTTATTTCCAGCTACAGGAGTTTTACCAGTGCTTAATCCATCACCAAATATCAGTTCATAATAACCATTTGGTACTTCTTTTATTTGAAATAAAGCTGAATCATCTGTGACTCTTACTGCATCCTGTATATCTGTATAAGTTGTAAAAGTAGTACCTGTTAACGTATCAAAAACTCTAACTCTTATAGTAGAGGTGTCCATAGTAACATCTGGTATGACATAAATTTGAGAGTCTGTTTTTTCTCCTACTATAAACGTTTTGATTTTTTCTGTTCCTTCAAAAACAGGAATATCAGACAAGCCATCAGTTGTCTTAAATTCATAAGATCCAGTACCATCATCTGTAGCTACAAAATTTTGTCTTGTTTGAAACGTGTAACTTACATCGTCAACACTTGATGTAAATACTGCTCCTCTTTCAAGAGTAACACTTGTAGGTCTAGGAGTTGTTGATATTAATATTGATAATTTTAATTTTGCTTGAGAAGAAGTATAAGATGTTGGAACGTATCCTAAAGTTTCAGCATGTGCCACTACAGAGCTTCTTAACTGCGCAGTGTTTATAAAGCTTTCGTTTAACGCAAAGTTAGCTGTTAATCCGTTAAAATGAGAGTTAAGTGCTAAGACATCTAGTAAGTTACTTAAACCTGAAGCTTCAAAGTTATAGTCTTGAAACTCTGTCTGTTCTTTAAATTTTTCCTTTAACTTATTTTTAATAAAGTCAAAATCTAATTGAGTTGATTTAATTGTCGTTGCCATTACCTTAACCTCGTTAGCGATACGTCAACAAAAGCTTCTTCTGACGTGTTAATTATTTGAAAAGTCACAGTAACACTTACTTCATTTGTGTCTGGACTTATATTACTTTTTATGTTTAAAACTCTTGCTCGTGGTTCAAACGTTTCAATCGCTTTTATTATATCATCTTCTAAAGTATCATCATCAATATCACTGCTAAGTCTAAATAACATAGAGTTTAAATCTGCACCAAATCTTGGTAGAAATGGTTTTTCAGAAAAATTAGTTAGTAATAAATTTCTTACTGCTTGTTTTACTGCAGCTGCACTTGATTTTTTAAAAATATCTCCAGAACCTTTTTTAGCAAAAGAAAGATCGATATCAAGGTATTCTTCTCTTCTAGAAGTAAGAATACTTTTATTACCTATGTTACCGTCTTCAATTGAAAAAGCTCTTGATGGCATTTAAAATCCTTTTTGTCTATTTATATCAAGTATTTAGTGTTTCTAAATTTTCATTAGGGACTACTACCTCTAAAAGTTCATTAGTAGTTTGAGAAGTATTATTAAATCTTGTCTCTACTTCGTTCTTATAAGTAACAGTCCAAGGCGCCACTATCTGTGGCATAATCAATATTATACACGCATGCAATGATTCATCTGGATTATAGTTATCATAATCTAATATTAATCTGTCAAAATTTAAATAATCTTTCCAGAACACAGCTAAGTCAAAAGTTTTTTCTAAAGCAATGGCTCCAGTAGTATCTCTTAAAGCATAAACCACTCCTTGACCATTTGTTAAAAAATGATTTACTCCAGTGCTCACGTCTAACTTTTCATCAGGCCCAGGAATATATAAACCTTCTTGCACTTCAAGTCTAAAGTCTTCAAATTCTTTTGTACTTTTTGGATCATTTATAGTTCTCATAGCCTCTGCATGCAATACATATTGTTTTGCTAGTGTTTTCTTATCAGCGTTAGATAATATATGATGCATAGTAACTGGATCTCCGTGGCTACCTAAAAATTTTGCCATTGTTATCCCTGGTGCTAGTCTTGTTCTTGCGGTTATTTTATCTTGAAAGACCGGATTAAACTTTGCACTTGGTACTATATCTGTTGTGACTGTTGCCATATCATTCCTTACGTGAACATTTGTACTCTTCCATCTTGGCTACCAATGGATTCTGTACCTCTTCTTGG